TCTATAGGAACCACTGTCGGTCCCGCACAATGGCAACTCAATCCTACAATCTATAAGATTCACGCTGTCCGAAAAGGTATGGTTGGTAACTTCGCCACAGATGGACCACTAACCGCCCCAGAAGAAGATGAGACAGCAGCCAAAGTCAATAATATTAAAGACGCTAATAGAAACCATTATATCTCACTACCCTATAGAAGACGCCTCCAACGAGGTCTCGGACAACTCACCCCACCATCAGGAGATCAACTAGAATGGAAAGATATGACAATCAATGACATAAACCCAGAAGACCAACTCTTCATAATATTCTTCAACAACGCCGAGGAGACACAATCTATATCCTTTCACTGGTCTGCCCAAGTACTAGCCAAGGTACCCCAATAACTTTATCTATCTCTATATCAGGAGTAAAAAAAAATAAGGAGGATTTATCGAGCAGTGACTCGCAGGATTTATCCGAGAATCGCAGTCGCAGATCATACCGGACGTTTTTTTTTTATGACTATATCAAATTCAATAATAATTTCTACCCTACCTTCCATACGCGCCGGGGTCGCGATACCCCACTCTGCACCTACCTCGCCGTGCGCGCCGTGGTCGCCATACCACACATTAACTCTTCCCATACTTCTCATACCGTCTATCTAACCTATCCCAGACCGCTACAATCAACTCTTCCAGAACCGCATCCATCGGTCTCAGATTCACAACACTCCACCGATCAGCAGACATCTTGGATGTCTCTGGAGGAAAATTAGCAAATACAACAACGTGAGGAAAGTCCATAAGAACAGTATCACATTCATACTTAGTATTAGCAAAACAACCATTTTTTATTTCTTCAATACCCTGATAACTAAGGAATTTCTCACTAGTCCTCGGGACATCAAATACAATCAACTCTGGATAAGAACCGTGTTTCTCAAAATATTTAACTATTAAATATTTCATATCAGTCGCCTTACCAGAACATACTAATGCATTATGATGAAAAACCAAATACCTAGTCAAGGAACTCTTGCCGATTTTACCCCGACTCTCCCAGAACCAATGTATAGTCCTGTCATCAGGAACTTCCTTAATTTTATTAACTATAGTTTTCTGAAACTCTCGGAGAACAGTAATGATTCTCGGAGATTTAGGCAAAACGAACCCCCGACAAATAGGTAAGGATTCAGGTTTCCTGGAATCCGTCTTTGAACAGTATGCTACATTCTGTGCAATGGTACCTTTTTTCTTTTCCCAATGCGCCGCCTTGCTAAAATCAACTATATTTTTAGGTCTAACCCTATTATCAAACTGAACAAACCCTTGGAGGTGTGGTGTCCCGTTCGCACCCACCTCCTCTTGGAATATATATTTATCTACACTATTACACTCATCCAACTTTTTCAAATCATCAGAACTATAATTATTCAATGTAAAACACCAATATTTAGAAGGAGAAATCTGTCTAGTATTACCAGATTTCGTTACACTATTTACACTACTTTCGCTCATTTTATGAAATTTTAATATTATAAATTATATATGATTCAAATTTTTTTGCGTAAAATTACCAAATTTATTTTATGCTTATTCTATATAAAACAATGCCTAGAACAACAACTACAAGAAAACGATCTACCAAACGCCGCCCTCGACGCCGTATGTCCAGGATCGACACCCGACAACAAAGACAAATTAACAAATTGCTTAAACAATCATATAGATGGTCACAATACAAACACACCGGATCTTCAATCGATGCCGCCAATGAAGCAACTTACCCAGTAATTGTACCTAACCAATGGACCTCTATATTCGCCTCAAACAACAGAGCTAACAATGTGGATAGATGCTTCCTACAAAAAATTAGATTTAATTTTAATATAACTGTCAATTCCAGCGGTCTACTAACCGTTGCTCCAATGCATTATCAACTTATGTTAGTCTCTGTAAGGAAGGAGTTTGCTTTGCAAACGTATGCTCGCACAGGACCCAATCTAGGCACACTCGTAGTCAACCAAGATTATATGTATCACTCTATAGGAACCACTGTCGGTCCCGCACAATGGCAACTCAATCCTACAATCTATAAGATTCACGCTGTCCGAAAAGGTATGGTTGGTAACTTCGCCACA